TCCAAGACCACAGGACGACCCAGCAGAGTACCCAGAGCATCCGCACCAGCAGGAGCAGACAGCGCAGGCTGGAACAGCGGACGGCCAGTCGTATCGACCACACCCAACAGAGAGGTGCGCGTAGTGGAGTTAAGTACGAACGTCGAATTCGGAATATACGCGGGATCAATCGAACCGTAGAGACCAAGGATGTCAGCATAGACAATCGCCGTAGGACTGGCAGAAGTTGCACCAGACACCGCACCAGCAAGATAGCTGACATACGAGCCATCACTCGAACCCTGAGATATGAACTTCGCTAGGCCACGATACAGGCGCTGTCCCATAAGATCACGAAGGAATGCTTCGATATCGAAAAAGCTATCTTGCAACTCTTCAATGGTCACCAGGACCACACCAGTGTTATAGAGCGTCGTATTGCTTGCAGCACCGGACGACAGAGAAGGATCTACTTCGCTAGCGGCCGTATCCTCACCCCACACCTGAAGACCGTTTGCAGTGTCATTGACCAAGCTCACCTTCATCGAAGCGCCGGTATCCGTTTGACGCTGATTCACGATGTTCACCAGGCCACCATAGGCAAGCTGCGCAGCCGTCAGCACCGGATAGAAGGCAGGTGCAACCAACTGAGAACCACCAGTGATGTTGCCTGCAACAGGCCCGACACCTAGATCACGCTTTTCAGTCGTCTTACCGTGCACTAAAAACTCACGCATTTCACGCTTGGCAGTCTCAACAGCAGCATCCGTGCTCTCAATCGGTCCACGAGCAGGACGGTTAGCATTGCGCTGTTCTGCCTCAACCGCTTCAATCTTCTGAAGACGCGCGATATCAGCAGAGATGACGTCAGACTCGGCCAACATGGCATCTACACGAGCCCTTGCTTCGGTATCGAATTTCTCACCGAGCACAATCTTCTGCGCATCGGCCACAAGTTTGTTACGTTTTTCCTGCAAGTCTTTAATAATCATTTTGTTAATTCCTTTTCAATAGGCAGGGGATGACACACACTCGATTGAGCGTCTGTCTTCAAAGTTGTTGGTGGGAAGGTCGAACAGAAGCCTATTTGCGCTTGGCTATTTCAATCTTCATCAGCATTCGGCTGCGTTCGGACTCACCAACCAGGACAGAACGCTTTGAGCGGTCCTCGTTAGCGTTATCGTCATCTTCGTCACAGGTGCAATCAGTATCAATCTTGTTTCCGAACTCATCCTTCTCACATGTGCATTCGTCGTCTTCATCGTCGTCTAAAAGGCTTCGGAGTTCTTTGGGACAGCGCGATCTGACATCTACAACTGTTTGCAAATATGCGGGAGAGACTGTCACACTCAACTCAAATAAGTCAATCTGGTTTAGTGTTCTAACCAGAGTGCCAGCGTCGTCGGTGTATGAATCATCCAGAGTCATAAAGCCGAAGGAGCAGCCACTTGTAACACCTGATTCGATGCTCAGAGCCAAATCGTTAGCGTAGCTTTGTCGAGTGTCCAGTTTGGCCGTGAATGATACTCCACTGGAATCCGTGGTCAATTGCAGCGTTCTACTCGCGGTAGAAGCGATTGGTTGGCTGCTATTGTGATTGTTAAGCAAGAGCACGTTCTGCCCACTGCTTAGTGTCTTGGTCACGGCACCAGGCGCAACAATCTCGACAAAATTGCCGAGGTCTTGGCTGCGCTGCCCGAAGACAATCGCTGTCCCTGAAATGGTCCGTGTGCCATCAGCTGCCAATGGGGTAATGCGCAACTCCTTTGCAGGAATCGTTCTTATTTCTCGTTTATTCATTCAATGTCACCGTAGTTGGAGCAATCGTTGGCTCCAACAGTTTCTTTGCGTCAATCATGTTCAACGGAGTGAGGAAGACGTCACACGAGGCATCACCAGGATTCAATCCAAGCTCTGTCCTGCATTCGTTGGCTGTAACCAGACCCCATTGACGCGCCGTAGCAAACGCCTCCATTTGAGACTTCAAATCCATTTTGAGTCGGTCAGAGACATCATGTGCAATGGAATATTTGCCACCAGTATTTTTAGGCAACAGCTTGCGGGTGAGTTCCTGTTGAATACGGTTCAGCCAAGGTCTGAGACAGTCATTCAAGAACGTCAGCTGCTGCGCAGCATACGTCTCTCCCGCAACCCTGCTGGTGTCACCAATCTGTGAAGGGTGAACGCGGAACAGGCCACAAATCTCCTGCCGAGTGTAGTTCTTGCTCTCAAGAAACTGAGAGTCCGATTGTGAAATTGTGATTGGGGTAAACGTCGTGCCCTGATCAAGAATGCTTATACGACGCTGGTTACTGCCAACTTGCTGCATCTCCCAGTCCGCTCTCATTTTTGGCTTATCTTCGGGTTTGACCTTTCCCAGCATGGATATAATTCCTGATGGCGTTGCGTTGTTAGCAAAGAACCGACCACCAAACTTGTCCATTGCAATAGCACCACCAATAGCGTTTCTGGCCTGCTCAATTGGGCTGATTCCAGTCACGCCATTCAGACTGTGCCACGGCACATGGATCACATCAGCGGCTTTTAGCAGCTTAAAATTGCCAGGTGCTAAGCCCTCAGTCGTGCGATAAGCAATAGAACCATCTGCCTGACGTATTGGCTGCACCGTAGCTGGGTGAAGAAACCATAACGCTGTTACATCCCGTTGCGGGTTTCTGGTAAGTTCCAGATAACCGTTGCCAGTCAAAGCAATCGAAGCCACGAACGAGTCCCACAAGGTGAATGCACTGGAGTCTTCGTTTGGTTGGAGGCAGAGCAAATCGTGTAACGGATTGTTAAGCGCTTCCTGCCTACCATTGCCAACCTTCTCATACAGAATTGGACTCATGCTGGCAATACTCTCAGAGAGCAGACGGACGCACGAGTTCACTGTTGCCGTCTGCATAGCAGTTTGGCTGTTTACCGTCTCCCCGCTGTCAGATCCTGCACCACCGAACAGGTCTCCCCATCGAGCAATCTGAGCAATCGGTAAAGGCGGCGTCAGCTGGCCGCCATTGTCTCGTTTCTCAGGCTGTTGAAGCCCGAGTGATAGCAATTTCATAGATCACATCTTTCTGGCAGGGCCGCCTTACCTTGGCTGACAATCCCGCGTCTAATTTCGTAATGGCAGCATGGCGAGGTGGGCCGTGCGCCGGATAACCAAGAGAAAGTGCGTGTTTTGGGGCGGAACCTTTGCCCAGGTCTGCCCCGTTCTTTTTAAGGTTTGAAACTCTGGCGAAAGTGCTCTCGTCAATAGTTGTGTCCCGCTGATACGGGACGCGTTCGTCACGAACACCTCTAGTTAGGGGTGATGTGAAGACATCACCCTCTTTTTCGGAAAACTCCACGAAATCTCTCCGCATCCAACCATCTAGACAGCGGAACCGTGGTTGGCTCCCCGCTGTACCTTTGGACACTGGGCGGAGAACCATGCTCCGCCCTTTTTCAGCCTCAATTCGGTTCGGAAACGTGATGTTATTGGCTTTAACACCACGATTCATCGTGGATGGCCCTGACATAAATCTATTAAATTCAATAGGTGTTAATGAAAAACCGTATTTATTGAATTGCGGATAAAAGTTTTTGGTTCTGGGGTCGGTCTAATCAACTGACGGCCGTTACTTTGCAGACGCCCCCTGCCCATCTTGAATTTTCACTGAATTGTCGGCAGCTAATAACCCCTAAAAAGAGCAAGGACGAAGCTGACTACTGTAGCAAATGCACCAACCATCAGGGATACGATTGCCACAAAGATCAGGTCTCTTCCTTGCTTGAGCATCCTTCGTTGCGCTGCTCGATCACTGGCGAGGTTGGCTGAGTTTGACGCCCGCTCATCTGCATCCTGCCATCGTTCAGATTCACCCCGTCCGAGCAAACGCAATATATCAATCTGCAACTTCAAGCATCTTGAATTGAGGTAGCTACAATACAACGCACATGCGGCCGATATGGCAAATGCGACTAGGCCCGATAACGCCACGTATCGGTGTTCAGCGAAACCGATCAAGAGATTGGTTGGCGGTCCTGCCTTGTCCATGCCAGCTTTAGATATGAAAAATCCATATGCCCCAATTCCCAGCAACGCCAGCCGTTCTAGCTCTGTTGCGAGGGTGTCATAGCGTCCCGAAAGCTCAAAGTCCGCCTTGTATAACTTGTCATCCAGTTCTATATCCTTTAGCGATTTAGCTGGCACCCGTACACTCATGTGGACTCCCAATGTTTTTCGCACCTTTATACATCATTCGTTCTGCTCACTCAGGAGATTTTTGTTTCGCTCTGTGGTCTAGTTCCGCGGTTTCGGTGCTACATATACCACTGTGCCTAAAAGGTGAGGTCTGGTCTTCAGTGTCGTGACATTCAGCGAGCGATTACGTTTCACTACCTTGACGCACTCTGACATGCTGTGCTCGACTATGTTTCGCACTGAAAGTGCCGTTCGAGACTGAATATCTCGATTTTTCTTTTCTCGTTTGCTGAGGGTCATAGCTGTTCTGCCTCAGCTTCATCTGGCAGTTCATAGCGAGTTTGCGACTCACCAGG